CATATTGAGTTTGTTTGGTACGAGTAGGTCCCATATGCCCGATATGTCTTCGCGAATCTCCAGATCAGAGTCCAACCAACAGATCTTTTTTGCGGGACAGCGATAGATCGCGTTTGGCTTCTTAAACCAACCGTGTCGAGCCTTTATCTTAGTCATATCCATTATCGCGTGGACGTATGGCTCGATGGTGTTGTACACGGTGTCGCGATCACCAACGCCAAAGTCAGCGAATATGATCGGATCAGAGTTGTGTTTCTTATAGTTATCAAGGAACCAAGGTACCATCCATACCGTGTTCGCGTCGGCTCCGGTTATGAACGCTCTGTCATATAATTTTGTACTCATTATTAAACTGATGCTTAGCGTAGCACCCCATCTTTCTCTGTATAGTTGTGAACGTTTCTTTGACCTCGATTGGCCATGGATATATCTCGTGCAGTTGGTTACCGAACCGACCCTTGTGCATATAGACGTCAGTCGGACCGGCTTCTCTGATTCCGTCCATCAGCAGCTCTGCACCAATCGGCGTGATGCGATACGCGTGAGCTCCTGGCATATAGTCTTTGCTAAACAGTTTGTTCTCACCAACGAAGTTAGGAATCTCGTAGTTTCCGTACGATGGTTTGCCTAGGTTGATGATGTGGCCCTGGAATACGTTTGGTAGTTTATCGACAAACACTGCGTCGTGTTCCATGCACAGCATTGGTTTATTTAACCTACGGCACTCTTCCCACAGTGACCAGTGACTACTGAAAGCAGCCATGCAGTTCTCTAGACGTGAGTACTCCTCTTGGAAGTACGTTGATGGAATACGTCTCTCTTGGAACCATCCATGGATATCTACTCTGTCAGGTGAGTTTGCCCTCCACATCTCGACATCAATACCATATTTTTTACCACTCTCGATGCACTTTTTGGCTGCAGCGACTGAGTGTTCGTTATGCATAATTGTAATCACACGGGCTATCATCTTGATGTAGTACTCTCTAGTCCTTGTACATATGTATAATACTTCTTAGACTGTCCTAGGGTTGGAACAAGCTGTCTGCACATCAGAGCGTCGTTTGGCCACGCACCGTATTCTTTCACTAGGGATAACATCTTCTGTGCACCGGCTGGTTCGATGTAATATGCCGAGTTACCTGCAATTCCTTGGGGAACCATATGCTGGTCGATAATAGGGGCACGACAGAGAGCCAACTGCTGTTCTTGTACCTGTCTATCATATAGTTCTGCCAATCGAGTTGCTCTACGTGGATCGTTTAATCCAATAATATTGAACTGACTCTTGGCAAACTGCTCGAGTGGTAGTTCTTCGTCGCTGTAGTATATTGCATCGTGCTCGTGAATAATGATCGGTTCGTCGTATTTGATACAACGTTTCCATAGCAGATAGTGGCTCAGAAAACAACCAATTCGCTTCTCTTTTACTGCTGTAGGATATGGTTTCTTAATCAAACCTGATTTAATGTCAAATTCTTCTGTTTGCCACGGATAATTCCACTCAATTCCCTCCCCTTTCAACAACACGGAAACCCGTTTTTTCGTCACTGCATCAAAGTCCTGCAAGTTTACGTTTTTAGGCGCAGTCTGCTTTAACTTACCAGCAGCGTGTACAGCTGTGCTGTCGTCCTTTACTGTAATGATATAGCCGTTAATCATTTCGCCACTCTAAAATACCTACATCGCACAGCTCTTCGTAGTTTTCCATCTTCTCTCGCTTCGGTCCAGTAGGAGTAACCTTAGTGCGGATATGGATAAAGCCTGCAAGCTCTGGATTCGGTAGGAAACTACACTGACACCACTTACGATCGAGGTACATTTCCTTGCTGTGTCGGTATCCAGATAGCATTGCCAACGTATGCATAATGCCCTCGTCCTCGAACTGATACGCTTTATTGTATGGTAACATCCAACTCTCGTCGCCACCAAGGTGTCTGCGCATCTTCTGTCGCATTGGTTTGTCCATCTTATAGATCGCACCACCCCAGTATGCGTGCTTCAGACTTGCAAACATCGGAGCATGACGAACTATCTTATTGTGGAGCATGACTTGAGTATCTGCGTACAGTCCTACACCCTGCAGATCAAATACGTTTTCCTTCATATGCTTTGGTGCAAACATATCAATATCGACCATCAGTACCTGATCGTAGTCATCGTACTTCTCGTCAAGCATGTATACCTTTTGGCACGCACCAGTCAGATGCTGTCGAAACGGCCGACCCTGCACGAGTTCGTACTCTGCCCCAACCATCTCTGCATATCGTTTCATATTAGCCACTGATGCGACGTCGAGTGGACGCAGTGGTCCATCCATATGCTGTAAGATTATGTTCATGGTCTACACCTTAATAGTACTCCACCTGCTTGACAGTCTATGTTCATTTTTTCCACTCTACTGAACCCTGCATCAGATAGCATCTGCTTGACTTCTGCAAGAGTTGCATCGAGTGGATCCGATGCTTGATATACCGACTGCTGTTCAGAGTACTCAAGGAACAGCGAACCCTCTGTTGACAGCTGATCTTTCCAAGTCTGCAGAGCCACATCTGGATATATGCAGTGATCAAACGAGTTACTGTATACCACGTCCCATTTACCAATCCATTCTTTTTTCTGCTTTTGCATATCCCATTGAACCGTTCTCGAAAACTGAGTAGCCGTATCAGATATCTCGGTACCAAGTACTTCTGCATGTGGCCAGTGAGCCGCAAACATCTTGATCTCTGCACCATTTCGACTGCCGTGACATAGTACTGTACCGACAAACTTTACCTCATCGACGATACACTTGATCACTCGAGGTTTTGCATAGACCCAACCGAGCTTTTCTCTGTTGATTTCTGTTTGGATTCTAACGTACTCTTCGTACGATTCAAATGGATATATCCTAGGCATTCTTTTTCAACACTGTAAATCCAACGTTCTCCTGATTGCGCATCAAAACTTTCCAGTTGTTATCTGCAGCCCAGTTAGCCAAACACCAGTACAGTTGATCATCTGGTTTGTGCGTGTCATGAGCTACGATGTACTTCTTGACATATGGTCCGTGGCGTTCTAATTCTTTCTGCATATGGAACGCCTTGTGATAACTGTCGATCAAGAGTATGTCTGTAGCGTAACCAAGTGCGTCAATACCAGTTGAGTCGACCTCTTTCATTTTCAGTACTTTTTTCTCATCCTTTGCGTACTCTTCAGCAATAGGCTTGAGGAACTTCTCGTACTTTTCCATACTTACATCGATTCCCTCAACGTACTTCAACGTAGGTTGCAGTAACGCGTTGGCTAGTGTACCACCTTGGTGCACACCGAGTTCCTTATACGACTTGCATTCTTTTGCAAAATTAGCGACCACATCGTGCATCTTACAGTAGTGTTCGCCATGGGCTTCTTCTTGCTGAGAACGAATTGATTCGTAAAATTCTGACAGTGTCTTTACATGCCCTAGCTCGGAGTTAATCATTATCTTTTCCTTCTATAGTCTTTAACACCCAGTTGAGTTCTTCAGCCATTCTAACGTACCACTGCGCGTCGTGTGGATCATGGCATTTAGTTGATTCGTCCATCAGTTGAGCCATTCTTACCTTTATGTATTCTGATGGCGATGTTGACCTGTTACGCCGCATCTTCTAGTTTCCAAAAGGCTCGAGACTTATTCGTGATGTTGTATAACTTTTCCTCGTCAAAGTAATCAGCACCACTCAACTGAATATGTACGAACTTAGTTTCTTTTGTGCGACTGTCGTGGATCGGATCGGCTAGGCCAAGTGGACCACGTGTGTAGTGAATATAGTTATTCCAACCGTTATGCATTTCAGTATAACGACCACCTGCGACGATCATAGCGTGAAAGTAATTCTGATCCACTGTATAGAACCGACCAAGGTTACGTGGTCTCATCGCATTTGTGTAGTGTTGGAATGGTATCCACTTCTCACGCATTAGTTCCATACCCTCACGTGTGAACACAACCATCCCAGCGTTGTATACTTTAAGATATCCGTCTGCATCTCGTGGTAACTGTCGGCCATATAAGTCAAAACAGATCCTTGCCCACTTCTCATCGTTGTCTCGGTTAATAGATCCACCGATCGTAGTCGACGCTCGGTACTTACCTTGGAATGGTTCAGTGCATACACCGAACATATCGATCTCTTCGTCAAAAATGTTTTCAGAAAGATTATCGACTGGGAATACATCTAGGTCAACTACGAGTACTTTATCATACTCAAGAAAGCTGTCGTCTAACATAGGGTTCAGCCATTCCCAGTACATACCGTTTGCGTCTACAGTTTGAGACGCGATGTTTGGATCAATGTCGAGCCGATAGTCTGCACCAACTCGGTCGGCGTACTCCTTCATTAGTCTGGAGCTGTAGTTACATCCGGGCCGTAGCTCACCTGCCCATACTTGATAGATTAGATTCTTCATTTCCATAATCCAATTTGTTCTATTAAATTTATATCCTTGACATCTTTTGGTTCGTTCCTAGACTTCTTCATTGCTTTGGTTATGTCCAAAGAAGCGTACTTAAACCCTTGATAGTATAAGTAATGACGCGGATCATTCATAATGCAATCAAGAGTTAACTTACCGTAGTGTGTTCCTATGTATTGATTATGAGCGTCTGTTGGTGGTTTGTTTGTATCATAAATTAAGTCTATGTCTTTACAGTCTCTTAGGCCATACAACGACAGTACCGCTGAACCACTGATTACTTTACTGTCATCTGGTTCCATATCAGCCAAGAGTTTGGTATGATTCGGAAACTCACAATACTTTCTGTTATTAAGAAAGTGTAAGCTGTTATCATTGAAAACTGTTTTGGATATTCTGATACAGTCTTCGTGAAAGTCGCTGATATGAACAGAATGGTTACCAACATTAAACTGCTCTCTGATAATGGCTTTCATTTCTTTTACAGTTTCAAGGTTCTTCGCATCTACTAAAAGAAACGTTACTTTATTATCTGGTATGCCACCACCACCTGCAAAACACTGGTCGCTTTTTCTCTGTATACCTGCTTCACTTACCCAACCTTCTTTCATATATATTTCTTTCATCAAACTAACTTGGCCAGTCTTATTTAGTGACTCAGTCGTTTGGTAAAATACATTCACGTGCTCATCAATTATTCTTAAGACTCTCCAATACTTTGTATGAGCGATAGGAAATAAACAAATGACATGTGTATTGGGTTTAAGTTTAGCGTACTCTACTGCCGCACGTCCTAGCATATGCTTTGGTAAACTTTTTCTAAAGAACAGTTTATAGTCAGCCACGATTGGATACTGTTCATCCGAGTCAGCGACTCGAGCCTTGATAGGTTTTTGGTGGTATAGTGCTGCAGCTAGTCTGTGGCCACCATTTGGAATGTGGCCATCATTATTTACTGGAATCGGTGGGGTTGAGTCAAGGCTGTTAATGATTCGCTTAAACGCTTTGTCAAACTCTGGAAACCCATGCTTTGGTGGTTCTTTCTCACTAAAGTTATTCCAAACACTAAGGTGCTCTTTGTACATATTCCGATAAAAACGGCTATGTTGATTTTTTGCGTATAAGTACTTAATGACGACGTCGAATCGTTTGTGCGTCAACAGATCCATCGGATCTCTATGCATGTACCTAAGTTCTGGAACATAAGTTTCCGAACTCATTTTTTTACTCCAACCATACGCCATTTAGCAGTGGCTTCTTCTTGATAAGTATATGTTAAAAAGTCTTTCTCTAATCTCTTCGCTAAACCATCAAACCATACACAGTTATCAATACCCTCAAACGCGTTGTTGTATACTAAGAATAAGTAGTCATACTTAACTAGTTGTTGCTCAACTCGAGTGCGTTCCTTTAAGACCATTTCGTTAAGGCTGTGGGCAGCGAAGAACAGTGACTTACCGTGTGGACTAATCATATCATTAAGCGTCCTATGGTTCACTGTAATGTTATGAAGTCCAAGGTGGTACTCACTTATCTGATGCAACCGAGACAGATCCACTAACTGAAAGTGTAGTTTAGGATTGTATAGACCGTATAAGTCGTGCCAGCATCGAGTAAAGTTGCCGTAACCTGGACCAAAGTCTGTCATAAAGTCTATTTCTGACGGATCAAAGTACTCGTGCATCTCACGAATATAAAGTATTGCTCTTAGAGTCGCTTGGCTGTAACCTGCGTAATGCTTTTGGCCGTGAAGATGCCTGTCCTTTAAAGCCTCAAAGTTATCGTCTGCTTTGGCCTTTGTCAACATTCTGCTGCCTTCGCCACAGTAAGTTAATCTAGCATGTTTTTCTTTGAGAAACTTACTCTTATCCTCAAGAGCTTCAAACTCATTAGCTAATAAGTTAGAAAGATTGTTCCAAATCATAAAACCATTCCTTTCCTAGATCACTTGGACTACCAATCCAACTTGATTCTTTCTTTTGTAACTCAATCATACCACGATACGTTGGAATCTTCTCAATCGGACACTTAAGTATTGGTCCATCAGACTGTCCAGTGATATGTAAACCAGAGTTGATATGTAGGTTCTTTAAGTCTTTTGGATAAACAAGGTTAGGACCTGCTGTAATATAAAACTGGCACTCTTGGTGTTTGTACATAAGTGGACACCAGTGTCGGTTAAAGTGCTTTTGATCTCCAACATAAGTTGAGATTATGACCATGGTTTCTGAGCCTCCACAACCGCTGAGTGTAACATTCTTATCTTCCCGGGTGTATCTATACCTTTAAAATCTGCAACTCGGCTCTCTTGGTATTTGTGAGATCGAACCATTATGAATCCAATGTCCTGCATGGTATCCATCAGTTCGGCTTTACCCCATACGTAGAGATGCTCACCTTGTTGCCATAATAACGCTCGTCCGCATTGTTCTCGAATAGAACGATCACGGTATTCTTCTGGACAGAACCCGTGTTTGACTATATAAAAGTTATGATATGCTGCACAAAAGAATTCTTCATCAGGAGTCAGTGGATCATCTGATAGTAACTTATCCACGAACTCACGAGGTGGCCAAATAGTACGAATGGTACCACCTGGTTTTAGAACGCGATACATTTCTTTGAGAAAGGCAGCACCGTCGTCTTTTTCTAAATGTTCGATAAAGTGTTCGTTATATACGCCGTCGTAGGTGTTGTCCATTACGCCCTTCATTGGAAGGTCACGCATATCGTATTTCTCTACACCTTTTGCAGGATCAGCGACGTCTCTTACAGCGTCCCAGTTAAGACCCCGTTTTGCACCAGCTGCAATCTCTAAATATCTCGCCACTCTTCATACCCTCCCATAACTTAGGCATATCAAATTTAGTTCTAGCAAGGAAGTGGTTGATCTTACCGTCTTGCTTGCCCTTCCACTGATATGGCATTCTATTCCAATATGTATCCAACTCATAAACGTTAAAAATAGACTGACTTAACTGTAAGTTAATGTACATCTGTTCAGTATAGCGAGTGTGCAGTACATAATGATCAATTGACTTAAAGTGTTCTCTTGCCTTATGACGTCCGTGTTTAGTCCACATCTGCAGACCACCGTTCATATAGCGAAACCGCTCGTCTGGATACAACTTTGACTTAGGAAACATCCACTTCTTATCATCAAAGAGTAACTTACCATAGGCGATGATACCACGTTGATACTGTGGTACGTCCATCACTCTCTTTAACCACCCAGCAGGTCCACCCGTATGTACACCGAGTTCGTGTACCATGGCCACATCTGCTTCTTGGTCAAAACTCTCAAATATGTTGTCGTTGGTATTGCACAGCATATCCAAGTCCATCTTCATTACGTTGTCGTACTGATCGAACTGTGGATCGTAATGCATTCTGATAGAATCTAGGCGAGGATCGAGATGCTCGAAGTAGCGGTCATGTAAGAGGAGATAGTCCGCACCGCAGTACTCTGCGTACTTCTTAGCATTCTCGGATCCAGCCTTAGCCCAGTCGGGCATTTCAATTCCACCCATGTCAGCGTCAAATGATTCATAGGGTATGTAATATTGTAAGATGAGATTCTTCATAATCAATTATTCGTGTTCACCACCTGGATCGTTAGCGTCTAGCATTACTTTTTTACCGTTCATCCACATATGGCCACGTGTGCGACTTACCGAATGGTATCCATCAGTGCGCAAGCTAAAAACCTTTGGATTACGTTTTGCAGTCTCAAAGGTGCCAACTGTGATGGCAATTGCTGCCAAGATAATTAAGTGAGCCACTGCTGTAAAGCCAAAGATCCACATACTGCCGAAGTACATACTAAAGACTACACACCACATCCAAGCAAGAACTTGCATAACCATATGGCGTGTGTTAAGATCGGGAATGTTACTCAGTGGATTTCTCTTGTCGTCCATCACTAAGTTCCATCCGTCGACTATCATTTTTCTCATCGGATAAACTCCTTTTTCAAATATTACGTCTTTAGGATAATTCGCATCCATCTGATCTCTGAAGTCGATAGCATCGTATACGTCATCAAACAACTGACTGATACGTTTATCCTTAAAGTACGCTGTCACTTTATACATTACTTAGTGGTACCATTCGTTGTTTTTGTTTTTTGATATGCTTGTGCACCGAAGAAAGTAGCAACTAACGCAGATATGGCAACAAAATACGTAGGTGCGATATCACTAATTAATTCTGCAGCTTTATCGTATCCAAGCATAGCCGTAACTAATATGCCACTTGGATATAATAACATTCCCCAAAGCGCAAACCAAGCCATCTTTCGAATCTGATCTTCCTTTGCATCTTCATTCTCAATGCGCAGCATTTTCTCTTCCATTGCAATTTCATCATCGGTTACTACACCGTCGCCGTTTCTATCAAAATGCTCAAACTTACTCCCAGGTTCTAGTGTCTTTGGTGCCATCGTAGTACTCCTTAATGGTCTGTGCGATTTCTTTTGCATCATCAAAGCCATTCCGAAGCGAGTTCGACCTGTGGCCGTTCTCTAAAAACCAACTGATAGTATCTATATCAGAACCTTGAGGCATATTAAAATGTTGTGTAATATCCTCAAACTCTGATCTTAGTCTAAGTATTTCTGTGAACTGCATTCATATGCCTCTTTCAGTTTTACAAATAGGTATTCTTCAAGATCATCTTCATTGGTCTGAAAGCGAATACCAATACCTCCAGCCTTTTCCCAACGCGTAATGTTTTCTGGCTTATCGTCAACCAGAATGTTTGGTTTGCGTGTGAGTGGATTTATAGCATACTTATGTTTGTTAGAAGTAATGATAAGATTCTCTACCAATGGTGGCATATAGTTTTTATCTTCTAGCCAACGACGTTTCCAATAGGCTGAGTTGTTATGATCACCTTTGAGTGGCGAAGAGCAGATGCCCCAGTCACCGTCAGTAAGATCTTTAACAAACCGTATTATTTCACAGGATATACTAGCACCTGCTCTACGAGGACCACGATCTTCTCTAAAGATCGGAAGCGTATAAAAGAAGTCAGTGTTAGCGAGTTCTTTAAACTTAATCTCACGATCTTGGATTGACTTCCAGTGATCAACACCGTACTTGAGTTCGATACCACTGAAGAAGTCAGCGATCACACCATCCATATCAAGATAAACTGTCATTGATCTTCTCCATTGTAAATGAAACCATTGTATCTATTTGGTCGGGAAAGAAGTACCCGACTGTGATACCAAAGATGAGTATAAAGATAGTCTGCATTAGCAATCTCCCTGTAGTCTTCTGATAGCATAGATTTCTCTGCAGATATCGAGACGCTTCTGAAGATCTTTGATGATCTTAGGTGACTTTGGAAGATTGAGCTTATGCTCTTGCTGAATCATATGTGGAAGGACTCTCAACATACGATCGAGAGATTCTTGGTTGTTGATAACCTGCTCTCTGAAACGTGAAACTGAAACCATAATGTATTCTCCTCTTTTCTCATTTTATAGATATATTATACACTATTTTTTAATGAATGTAAATAGAAAAATGCACTTTTTTCTAATTTTTTTTCATTTATATTTCCAATTAATGTTACACACTCCAATGATTCTTGGCTTACTAATGTTAAGATTGATTCCCTTTTCGACCACGTGTTTGAGATAAGCTGGAAAGATTATCATATCGTCTTCTTCAACATCCATGGTACACTCTGGCCACCATGCTGAGTTGTTGTAGTCGTCTTTGTCAAGCATATGCATAACATCATTTGTGTTATGTGAATACTGACCAAAGATTAGAGGATTGATGAACTTGGTTGGTTTGTGTTGGTCAGGATCATAACTAATATAATGTGTTGATCCAAACATACCCTGCCAACCGTTTCTACGATAGAAATGGTCGTGCATTTTCATATACTTGGAGTTTACAGCAAGATTGATCAACTGCCACTTATAGTTAAACTTTCCCTTGATTTGACTCATGTAATCGTCAATGGCTTTACCATACGACTTACCAAGGCCCTTCATGTCTGGCATATTAATAAAGTCTCGATGATAGTGGTGTAAGTCAGATACGTCGTCCCATAGATTATGGTACGGATTTTCAGCATACTTTTGTGTACACTCGTATATAAGCTTTTCTTTATCATACGACTCTGGATCTATCTTGCATTTATAGATCTGAGTCGGAAACATATTATAGATCAATGGAACAACTGTCTCCGATTATATTCGTCACGCCACTTAATCATTTCGTCAATCCATCCATCACGAGTTTCTTTGTACATAACAGGATGGAAGTCGTCCACGTCCATTACGATACGAGTTTGATTTATAGCCATACCCGTACGTTCTTCCCACATAACAGCGTACGCTGCTAGTTGCATGAAATAATTTCCAATGTTGGCTTTTTTCTTGGGGCGTCTACTTGTTTTCCAGTCGACGATGGTTGGTACTCCTGCCCACTCAACAACAGCATCACATGTTCCTGCCATCTGTAAGTGATCAGAATATAGTGGCACTTCTTGCGCGTATACTTTTGTGACATTTTTATCCAACAATGGTCTGAGGTTTTCGAGTGACTGTACTACGTGTGGTAAGAAACCTTCTTTGTAGTCAGGATCGTTTTGCAGATACTTCTCAATGATACTATGAACTTGAGTACCACGAGTGGCTGCTCGAGCTCCGATTCGATTGGCTTCTTCTTCGCCAACACGTTTACGCCATTTGGCAATCGATTCTTCGTTTACGATGCTAAGTATAGTAGTAACACTAGGATAAGCATTGCCATCCAAGGTAACATAACGCCGTCCGTCTGGACTATCTCTTCGATCCAATGTTTCATAGCCAATATCAATTTTTTCATGGATAAACTCCATAGCATAATCCTTTTTCAATTGTAGTACTATTATACCACATTTTTTCAGTCATGTAAACGGTTAAATTGTTCTTCGAACCAATCGGGAGCAGTAAAGTCGATTTGATCGCCAACTGCCACCACACATGCTTGGTTACTAGGTATGTTATATTCTACCATATGCCAAGAGCCAAGATCAGGATCAGAGAACGCAATGAACGGATGGGCATAAGGAGTGTTCTCAATACGCACTGCACCTACACCTGCAAACAGAGGTACTTGGTTTCTCTCTGTCATCAAATCATTTACTTCTTTAATCGTTGCGCACTGGACTGGTTTTTGAAACCACCCTACTTCTGCAAAAGCGTTTGATACGACAATAACGCCGACACCAAAACAGAATGCGGCGATAAGTTGTTTATCAAACTTTCCAAATTTAAACATTACTTGAGTCCCATCATCTCCTTGGTCATTATGTAATCTCTAACGATACCAGACCGTACGATATCATCCCAACCAAATTGCACTGTAGAGAAGTTATTCATCCGCTCCACGATATTAAGAAACTTCATTAATCCGTCTCTCTCACCTTCGCCTCTGAAGTCTGACTGAAGGTAGTCTCCCGCAAATATAATACGGCAGTGTTCTCCTACACGAGTCATGACTGAGTCTAACTCGTGGAAGTTAAGATTCTGCATTTCGTCGACGATTATGATCGCTCGATCGAAAGTCTTACCACGAACAAAAGACGTGGTCTCGAATTGAATCTGATGGCTTGACACCATCTTATTATACGCTGCAGTAGTATTAAATAACTCCTCGCATATTGACTTATATGGAGACTCAAATGCTGCAGTCTTTTCTTCTAGTTTTCCAGGTAAGAAACCAACCTCTCTTACAGCTACAACAGATCTAACGATAATGATCTTATCGTAACAAGAACTTTTCTGCAGCATCTCATCCAAAGCAAGATACATTGCAATAAAAGTCTTACCCGTACCTGCCGATCCCATCAGTACTAAGTTGTCGCCGTCGTCCCAGAGATCGTAAGTCTTCTCTTGGTTTATGGTCATAGGATCGATCTGTAACAGGTCGTCCTCTTTTACTCTCATACTGTTGTTCATCAGTCGTTAATCGTACTTCCCGGATACTTTTTCTTCAGTGACTTAAGGTGACTGCGAAAATCTGTATCGGTTCTACTCATAGTGCTGCCATGGATTGTGATAAACTGGTTTGGTTTCCACACTCGTATGACATCAGGCAACTCGTCAAGGATAGTCTGCAGTTCTTCGTACGGAACGTTGACATCCCACTCTTCTAGAGTCTTAGTGTCTCTTAGGGTGTAAAGCGGCATTAATCTGTTCCTCAAGTTCTCTAGTGCGGTGTGACATCCAACTGATAGCTGTGCTGATATGTCCGGTATCATGAGGAGCTAGTTGCTTTTCTGCATGACGAATTTCTTCTAACAAAATTTTATAACGATCAAGTGCTGTGTACATTATTAAACCACCATGGTATATCACGCTTTGTCCAGGCCATCTTAAAGCGTGCTTGTTTCGTTTGATAGAACATCCGATATGACCGAACCGGATCTTCTGGGAACATACACTCAGGATTTGACTGCATAGCCAACTTGAACTGAGTCTGCTTTACCATCGGTATGTTATGTGGTAATACCCACAGTGGTGCTTTGAGTAACGACGTCTTATGCACCTTTCCATACCTGTATGTATACTCGTCGCAAAGAGCTTCAAAGTGACGCCAGTGCCAGAGATAGTTATCAGCTGACTCCATAGTCCATACAGTACAAGGATGATTGTAGTGTACTGCTTTGTACAGTATTTGATCCATCTCAGGATCGTCAAACAAACGGTAGTGCTTTACCATTCGCTTACCTGACTTTGACGGTGCAATCTGTACTGTACCGTCCAATATGCGGTGAGCCGTGGACAACATTTGAGCTGACTCAACGATCATCTTAACGACGTGTTTGTCGCATTGCAGCTGCGCAGCCACAACTGGATCTTCGTGTAAAACAAAAATATTCATAACGTAAAACCCCTGTCCTAATGATATTTATATTATATCATAGAACAGGGGAAATGTAAACAATTAAATTGAGGCTAGCCTTTCTTCTAAAAAGAGTTTCTTCTTTAAGAGTTTATGAACTCGATCTACCGACCCTCTTGACTTGAGTTTCTCTATAAAGGAATTCAATTCAATAATGTCGTTGCGTAGTCTTTCGAGTTGAACAGCTGGCATTTAATGTCTCCGGTTGGTTATGACATCAGTCTTGCAACAGTCCAGGGAATGCCTCCTCTACTACCGGTCGGCTGATGCCTTTTGGTTTTTCTTTGTTTATCATATTAATGACGAGCCTTGCGTCGTTAGGGTCAATGCCCTCTATCAAACCGATGAATATACTCTCGCGTTTGGCTGCAAGCAATCGATTGCTTTCGCGCAGACCTTTCACGAAGTATACAAAATTCTTATGTTCTTTAAGTAAGTTGGTAGGAGCGTTGTGAGGCTCACACGGAGTCCATGGTGGTTCTCCACCTGGAAGGTTCCACTCTAACGTGGACTCAAATGTACCACGGAGAATATCTTTGAGAGCCCATGATTCGTTATCACGAAGAACTTTTACTTTATCTTCTTTTGATCGGGCTTTGTTTGCTTTCTCAATGACTTCATATACTAACAGTGCCATAGATCTATTTATCCTTTATATGTTTTGAATGTATCTTACACCCAATAAACTCATTATAGTATTCATCGGATAGTAGTACATCATATTGAAACTGAAGCTTTGCTTCGTAGTAACTCATCTCACCTTTAGTCTTACAGAGCTTTAGTATCTCTCTTTTGTAATTACTTTCCCCTTTGGACTCAACGAGAACTTGAACTTCTTTATTTGATCCATAATATCTTGGCCAGTCAGATGGCACTCTAGTTCTCTGCCTTCTAGTTCTTTTGCTATTCTTTGGTAATACCTTAGGCCTCCAAAAGTTCTTTTTACCGATATACTTTTTATTCGTATCCAGTTCTGTGATGACGTAGACGAATCCTTGGTAGTCCTCGGGAGTATCTGTAAATTCTTTTCCATCATATAACCACATACAGTTATATATTAATCATCTTCGTCCCACTCTAAACCTTCTTCTACTCTGGTAATTACTAGATCTTCTGCACCACATAATGGACAATAAGCCGGTATATCTGTACCGCAGATGACTGTCATTTCATCATCACACGCGTGGCATTCCATCCAATACTCGTTCATTGGCCGATCCTCTCCAAGATCTCTAGTTTCCTTTCGTCAGTAGCTCTAAGCCACTCAGCGATCTCTTCTTTTGATCGCTCACAACCAATACAAAAACCATCAACTATTGTACAGACCTGTATGCAAGGAGACGCTACCTCAGAAGTCAATTTCACAAGCTCCACCTGCACAGGCTGCAGCTCCGAGTGTATCAACATCGGTATACTTCTTTGCAGTCAGACCTTCTCTCCAATCAATAGGTTTCAGGTTAGCTTGTATCTTATTCCACTTATGTAGTAAGTACGCGTCTTTAAGACAGTGTTCGGCTCTCTTGACATCGCCTTTGAGATAGTTATTGGCAAAGTTATCAAAGCGACGATTCCAATCAGCACGTGCTGAGTTTTCCGAAGACTCAAGTGATATGTCGATACCATAACCTTGAGCGGTAGAACACGCGTCCCACAGATTGTTGTATACTTTTAACGCATCAACTACTAGACCAGAAGCAAAGATAGCCGCTTCTTTATATTCTTTTACCATCTGTGATGCAGTGGCTACTGCGGTGTTTGGTGCCTGGTTGTAGTCTTTGTCACCAGACATTGAGAGAAACGAGATACCCGAGAATGAATGACGGTTCTTAAATACGTAAGACTCAACCTCGTCCCAATCATCAACAATAATAGTGTTAGAAACATTATGGCGTATTCCTTTGTCAGCACAGAGTTCTTCGTTTGTACCAGCCACGACCCAGTGCTTTTGAGCTTTGGCAACTAACTCCAGATGTTTGACACCAAGGAGTTCGTCCTTCATCATTGATCCCTTGTGTGGAATAATAGGGAATGAAACAACAACATCAGTACCAGATGCAGACCATACCGATTCTTCTACCATGTATGGATTTGATTTAATGATCGCCTGAGTTACCTCAGACTCCTTGTTCATCTGGACGTTACGGATGTACTGCGCCGAATGCTCAGCATGGATACCAGACGCTGTCTGGAGAAGGACTGAAGCATTGCCGCTAGGCTTAACACAAGTAGTCCGAGCGGCAGGATTAATACCAATAATAGCTGCGACTTCTTTATTAATTTCTTTGACAATCTTCGCTCCCTTCTCTAAGATCTTAGGGTTAAACAAAATATCAGGTTGGTTCATCCAGCCTGTAATTGATACACCAAGGAGTGCCTCACGGTCGAAGATCTTTTTCGATGTTGGACCTAAGAACTTAAAATCGGTATACCCAGCTTGTACCGTACCAAGAATGGCACCAGCACGACATGCTTTATAGAAGTCTTCCTCTGTCTTACACATGCCACCGTTGATTTCAGTCAAGTTACATCCTTGCCAACCTGACTTACCGTCGATCTGTGGATACATACCGATCTCAACACAAGGATTCGTCGTATGCTCTGGTGACTCAACAAAGACGAATCCTGGTTCACCAAACTGTTTTACTGATTCCATCAGTTTAGCGAACTCTTCTTTTTTAGCTTCACCACGAACGATGACAGCTGAGTTATTTGAACGACCACGCTGAGGATTGTCAATAAACCAGTTACCTGTTTTAGCTGTCATCATAGCTTCGTCATCAGGTGAGAACAAACAGATAGTGGCTGAACGACGAACACCACCCGATAGCACAGCGTCAGCAGCGTGCATGGTGATGTCATATACATTAATTGGCTGTAGGTCAACAGGTTCTTTTTGATCCATTACGATTGACTGTAACAGATGTTCCACTTTATCAAGTGACTTACGTAGACCTTCTGGGCCAGGTGCCTTGAATCCACCAGAGATCTTTGCACCTTTTGGTCGGATCTGTGTCAGATCAAAAAAGACCCTACGGCCTTCAAAGTCTGGATGTTTACCACCACCAACAAAGTATGAGGATAAGAGTACGTCGAGTGCTGAAGCCCAGCCTTCGATGGAGTCTTCTACGATGTAACCCTTGGCTTGTTTGGTTCTATTTTGAATCTGTGGTAGTTTGGCAATGTGGTGTTTCTGAACTGAGAAACCAGCACCGGCACCACATAGTAAAATATAAAATACTTCACCAAAGAACTCAGGACGATCTGCATAAGAAGACGTACAGTTATACATACGCATCTGATGTTTCAAAAGTTGCTCACCACCAAACTGCAGTGAACGCTGAGCAGCCAACACTCGCTGTTCTTTATACGCTTGACGTGCTTCTTCTAAAAATGGAGCAAGAGCGTTACCCTTGTCTTTATAGTTTTCGGCGTGCATATCGACAACTCTGTCGACAGCTTCATCCCATGACTCGTATCTTTGGTCATCATCTAAGAAACGAGAGTAGCCTTCATAAAATTTAGTCTGAGACAAAAACTGCCTGGTGTCAACATGTCCTGCTGCCATTACTATCTCCTATTGGTGGGATTTTAATTCTTGAACTATTATATATCAAAATGTGGATTTTGTAAATAGACAAAATGATGGAAAAGTATTTTATTTAAAGTGTTTATCTAACATTTCCAACATATCGTCGTATTCTGCCACAAGCTTCATTTCCTGTTCGATTGCTTCTATGATATCTGGGTGTTCGCCCACACCAACAGGGTTAGTCAAATATACTTCAATGTTGGCCACGTGTTTATCGACGTGACCTTTTGCATGACTTCTAAAAGCCTCGATTAATTTCAGTCTCATTTCATTCTCCAATTTTTGCGTTGACTTTCCGGTGTCCGTTCCATGCCATGAAGCCACCGATTCTTAACGCCCAGTAAGCAAGATAGTTGAGAAAGTGGAATCCGTTCTGTTCAATGTTAATGTCTCTGAAGATCTCATCCGCTTTCTTTTGGTCAATGGTTCCCATGGTAGTACCATCGCTCTTATATAATGTAGCATATTTATACGCGTAGTCATGAACCAATCCACCCATCAGTAGTACACCTGTTGGTGACAACCAAGTATGTAAGAACTTTGGTATGGACGCTCCATCAAATTTAAACCCAGCTGGGATCATATATTCTTCACCGTTGATCTCATAGTACCATGAGTCTGCAAGTTCCCAGTGTCTGGTTCCAGTGATCCACATCCATATCGCACCCCAGAAACCTTTACCTGCCGTTGGGATTCGTATTGGCTTAAGATGTGGCATTTCTTTGTACTTAAACCCAATGATCTCTTCTTCACAATCGACGCCCATCTTATTGGCGATCCATCCTATGATGATTAGAATACCTACAACTGTAAACTGCCACCATGTGACAAGCTGATCGATAATGAAGTCCATTACTGTCTCCTATCTTAGTACTGTGTCTACGTCGGTTATGAATCTAACGATTCTATAATCTTCATCGTGTTCTACTTCTAACTCTTTACAAGATAAACGCACTGAACCGTTATACTCTCTTGACTTACCGCCTCTGAGTCCTCGTTCGATAGTACGCTTTGTAGTTAGACACTCACTTAAACTATCACGAATCGTGTATTCTTTTAACTGTGTTGGTTCTCCAAAAAACAATAACAAAACAAAAAATGTTCCTGTTGCCATTAGTGCTTCATCTTCTCGCCTTCTTTCATGCAAGATAGATGTCCCTTCTTAAATTGTGTCTTGGCTATCTCCAGCGCCTGTTCACATTGTTGCGTTGATTCATATTTGCCAAGCTCCATCATCGAATGGTCCGGTTTCATTAACATAAGTACAATTACTATTGCTTCCATTTTAGTGTCCCGAGTGATCCTGATTTGCTGATGGTGGTCTCATATTACTATTCGTGTGTATTAGATCCATAATGTCATTACGAATCTTTTCATGCGTTGCTTCTAAGTTTTCAATACGTTTCAACATAAAATCAATCTGCAGTTTCTGCTGCTGATCGAATGGTGCTTCACCAGATTCAATCTCTGTTGTTAACTTTTCAAGCTCTGCTGCCAAATGTTCGATCATCATAAACTGTTCTGAGTCAGCAGGTAAACTACCCATCTCACCTCGAGGCCACTTGATACGAAACTCTGTGTTAAACTCAAGATCTGATTTCATCATAGTTTGAGACGTCTCAAGATTATTTAATCTTTCCACGATACCAAAGTAGGCCCAAGTTGCTATTGACGCTGCAGCAACTATGCTTATCATGTTGCGCAATGGGAGTGCTACTTCAGTGCCTTCATTTATTTTAGTCGCCATCTGGTTCCTCCGTCACGGCCTTTTCATAATATACAATGATTTCACCTTGTTGATTTATATATCTTCGAAGGTCAGCGATATTCATTGCAAGGTTTTCATAATCTTTCATGCTTAAAGCAACAAAAGCCACGTCACCGTAGATATCTTTGAACTCTTTTACAAACTCATCAAAGTTTTCTTCAGTTACAACGAAGACTCTTGTGTCATTCAGTTGGAGTGGTTTCGGTCGAGCTACCGTTGGTATCTGTACTCTCTCCACTTTGACTACTGTCTTGATCTCCGGCTCGGGAATCAGGCGACTGCAGCCACTGAGGAAGAGGGACGTCATTAGTATTACCGGTATCGTCCATAAGCCCACGCCATAAATCGGCTGACGCTCCATTCATCTTTCCTTCTAATTGTTTTGAATCTTTAAGTGCTTCCACCACTAGATTCAACTTACTCAGTTTCAGTCTGAGTTCATCACCATACTGCTCTGCTTTCTGCAGCTGTGATTGTAAATTTTTATTGAGTGCACCAAGCTTTGAGATGTCAGCTTTGAGTGTGTTTACACTTTCATTTGCAGTCTGAACGGCAACCTCAAGTTGAGCGTTGTTCTTCTGCAGAGTAGAGATAGTGTTCTGAGTCGTATCGTAATAATACTTAGCACCGTATGCAGCCGCTCCAACAACACCAATCACAAAGATGGCAGCATATACTTTTAACATTAGATCACACCGTTTTGCACCAGATAATCTTTAAATCGTTTCACCAAAGCGTAGTGATCTTTCTTTCTCTTACGACGATCGTGTACGTAAGAAACCATTCCCTTACCTGTGGGTCCCATTGCTGTATCAGCTGGATTAGGAATTGAACCAACACCGGTGATCGCCATTTCTTGTTGAGCTCGAGCGAGTGCATCGGCCGTAGGTGCACCCTTCTCTCCTGGTTTTCTCATACGTTCACCAGAACCACGTTTGATTCTTTCTCTCTTTTTTCGAATGTTATCCCATAATCCACTAGTAAGTACAGATCCACGTTTCTTAGCTCGACGTGCCATGGCTCGTGCTCTCGTATCACCGACGTTCTTTTTACTATCGACGTCAGATATCTTTAAGTTCTTGAGTTTCCTATCAGGAATCAGCCGTTCTTTTTTAGTCATGGCTTTTTGTTTATCATTTGCCTTTTGAAGAGCTTTTGCATCTTCTTTCTGCATTTCTTTTGTTTTCTTTTTCATAGCGTTTATATACTTTCTGTAAACAGCAGCTGGGCCTTTCTTTCCCATCACTCTTGCTCTTTGTTCCATCGCAATAGCCGCTTGAATTTTATGCGCGTGAGACCTACCTGAGTTCTTTATTTTGGCAACAGAAGCTTTAGCGTCATCCACTGTCGCAAACTTCAGGCCATGGATCGTTCCCTTTGGATTCTCATCCGTGTACAAATCCGAATGTTTTTTCGAATTTGCGGGTTGTCCTTTTTTTCTAGGTATTCGTGCACTCATTTGTAGATTTCACTGGTAGTTATATAGATTGCCATATTAGTCTTAACGTGTGTCGCTTCGTATACTTTTATTCCAAAAATATCACCAATAGGGTTACCATCAAAAACTTTTACTTGGTCTTTTGGTAATACTATTTCATTAAATGTCCTATTACAGACCTTTGCGAATTTAACCCGGTAAACGCCCGGACTAATTGTACCGTCTTCGAGCATAAACCACTGAGAGTCTTCTTCTAAGAAGTCTGCTGGTTCGATTCCGACTTCGGACAAGATCTTAGAAATTTGATCGTCACTAAGTTCGTATTTTTCTTTAATGAGAAACAAGCCAGCGGCAAAGGATCCGAGGCTGGTACCAAGTCCGGGTACTTTATTGAGCAAGCGTTTAACATTAGCAGCAAGACGAATAAAAGGAGTATATGAGGACTTACGCGCATCCGTGTCAAGAGGTTGGTTTTTAAGTCGTTTGCCTTTGTCATCAATCACACCTTGTTTATACGCATCCCATTTTTTCCAGTCAAGTACAAGCAATCGAATAAATCGAAATGTGTACACCATATCTGCGCCACGTTTTAAGATGCTCATATTGTTCTCAACCTATTTACAACTTCTGGATCCATAGGGAATCCTGTTATCTTATCTGGCTCAACGTACTTTAGATAAACTAAAAACGGTTTAATCACTGGCCAGTGTTTATGATCTAGTTTTAGATTCAGTATGTTAATCGACGGCTCAATACCAAACGAGTTAAAGATAACAATCAAATGATTTAAAATCAATCTTTCAGCTAACTCGTTGTGTTCAAGGTATCTGTTCACTAACCTCTTAACGTACTTAAACCTTTTCAGGTCTTCATAAAACTCTTCAATATCTGAGAACTGTGGCTTATAATATACCTTAGCCGCATACAGCATCACGTTCTCTTCGGTAAGTTCATCGAATATCATCATGTAACTATATATTTAAGAACTTAGCTAAATCCGGATGATAGTCCGATAAGCTCACTCCATACCATTCATCAAGCTTCTTTGTTTCGTCGATAAACTCTTGCCACTTTTGTTCATCATATTGTTTGTCTAAAAAGTATTCTCTATACGCCGTCTCAAACTTTGTATCTTTTACTCGATCATATAGCCATTCTTTATATTCATCAGGAGCATAATTCAAAGCACAAGGAGTATCTGTTGTCCACCACCAATAAAAATCATATCCCATGTTCAGAACAAAAGATTCTGTATCAGGTATTGTATCAGCATTATATACGTTCACATTACTCGAAAGATTAATCTCTGTATTTTCCCACTGATCAAAAACTTTTATATTCTCAAAAATGTTTTCTTTTTTACTATGGTGGCGAATGTAATCGTTGACTTTATGCGAAGATTCCATACTGATAGTTAAATCAATCCACTTAAATTGATTTAACTTTTCGATAATATCATCAGATGGTATTACCGATCCATTTGAGGTTATATGTACTCCAATGTTATTTAAGTCAACCTGTTCTTCAACTATGTTAATGATTCTTTCCAAATTAGGTGACATAAAAGGTTCTCCACCTTGTAATGCCATGCTTTCCAATTTGCTAAGATCCATAACTTGAAGAAATGAAACATCAGCCTTTGACGCTTTACTAACATCCTTTCCTAAAAAAACATCTCTCTTTTGTAACTTAGAACTCTGCCAACTGTTGCACATCCTGCATTCAAAGTTACATAAGTTGTCAATCATAATCTCCAGATGTCTGAGTTCATTCCATTTATTTACTCGTTCAACATCTGGCCATTTTTGTAAACCATTAAGTCTTCTACTACGACCTACGCTCTTTTCGTTCTGATGACAAACTTCGCACTCTGGTAACTTTTCTCCATTTAACATTCTCTCTCTGATATTATGAAACCCACCGTCTTCTAAGTGATGAGTCGGAAACTTCACAAAATCATCAGAGGATATATCATTATCGCTTTCTTTATAGTGGCAACAAGGTCTTACGTTATGACCTTGCTGCAAAGAAAAACTCACAAATGGATATGGACAAAATGACATAACAAAAAGGTACTAATTAACCAAAGAGGCTCCGCTTCTTTTTCTTCTTCTTCTTTGGCTTTGGTGTATGTACTTCTTGAACTTCAGCTTCAATGTCGTCTGCATACACATGCGGGTCTTCTTCAACGATTGGTGCTGGTTCGGCTAGAACTTGTACGCCATGGTACTCGTCTAGCTGTTCTTTAGTAATTTTCATAGCCTTTAAAAGTTCACCTGTGCGAGGATGTACCCATCCACGAGCTGTTGGAACACTTCCTTTTGGACCTTGCTTAAGAGCCATTTTCATCTTCCTCTATTCTAAATTGAGATTCATGTTGCCATTCATACTGAATGACACCGTCATCATGTTTTTCGTACCACCGAAAGTTTTCAACGTATTCTTTTCTTTTTTCGGGAGTACTCAAATACGATAGTGGTTTTTGTTTATTAGACATCACCACCTGGTTTATCCACCTGCATTTGCTTGTACGCGTTTGCAATCTTATTGATGATTTCTTTATCACCTAACTTTGCATCGTTAGTACGAGCAGATTTACCACCTGGACCTGATGTTTCAGCTCCTTTTGAGTCCTCACCACCATGCTTTTCTGGATTCTGATGAGCGTCATACATCTTCTGGTCAGCGTCAGCCTTGTTCATTGGCTCACGATTCTGATCTTTCATACGCTTAGCACCAGCGGCGTCTTCC